TTAGATAGATGTAGATGGTTTTCTGTTCAGAACCGCAAGCAATCTTGCGTGCCACGGCGCTTTTTTTGTCCAATGGTAAGACGGCATATCTCTTCCATTGTTCGCTTTGTAAATATCCATCAGGATCTTCATCTCGTCCGGATGTCCCAAAGCCGTAATCTTATCGTCATGATACCAATATACACATCCTTTTCCCTCTACTGTAAACATACACTGCATAGTCTCTTCTCCTTTCTGATCTCCTGTATTTTGATTATTTCCCTGCCCACTTCCTGCGGATGCTTTGCTGTCGATCGCCTTTGCGATCAGTTCTGCAACTCCTTTAACTCCTAAGCTCCGGTACCTGGCCACATCATCTGTTCCGGTGCAAAATAATGTCTCTACGATCATAGCTGGCATATTAGATGCATTCAGATCATGGTATCCCGAACTGTACTTTACACCACGGTTAGCAAATCCTTTATTTGCGAAATTCTGGCAGATATTGCTTGCGATCGTGTTCATTGTCTGGTTAGATGCATCGTATAACCACACCTCTGTACCGCCAGCTGATTCCGCTCCTGCCGCATTCATGTGCAAGGTGACATAGATATCGCACCCCGCACTATTCGCCTTATTTGTGCCGTCAGACAGCTCACCAGACACATTGGATGCGTTGGAATTACAATCAACCACAGTATGACCGACAGCCTGCAACATTGGTGCAAGCTCATTGTAGATTTTCCGCACTTCTGCCTGCTCATCGATCAGACCGATTGCACCTTTACAATTCGGGGAGTGTCCTCCCCTTAAGCCAATTTTCATTCTTTCTCTTCCTCCTGCTCGTCTGTCTCAAATACTTTTTCCAGTTCCTCTGCTGTTGTTCTTCCGAATTCGTTCTGTTCGCTCATGTTCTCACCTCCTGTCATACAATGAAAGAGAGCCTGTTTCCAAGCTCTCCCACTATTCTAAATCCTATTCATTTTTCCCAATCTGTTTAATTGTCTGATTCACATATGTACTCAGACCAGCCACTAAAATCCCCTGTACGATTGCTGTAAATACCGCCATCGCAATCTCCTGTCCGGTACTGATCGGGCAAGATGCAATCACCCACACTGCACATAACACAATCCCGATTCCGCCCAGAATAAGCGGGATGTACTTATCCTTTACTGTCTGAGACTGTTTCAGTCCAATTCCAATAAAATACAGTACCACTGCTACAACAATCAGTTCCGGTTTTACATAATTCATAATCTGTTCCATCATTCCTCACCTTTCCTTTCCAAATCCTCAATTCTATGATTTGCTACTTTCACTTTTTCCTCTAAAATATATGTTCTTTCTACAATAGAGTTGTGCTTCTCTACCTTCTTTTCTAACTGCTCTATCCGGTACTTTACAAGCTGCGTTCCCCCGAAACTTCCAAGCAAAGTGCCAAGCAGAGATATAATTGCTACTATAACTGTATCTGTCATTTTCTCACTGCCTTCCATTTAATTTATGCATAAAAATAAGACCGTGAGGGTCTTGCTCTTATCTCCATATTTGCTCCTTTAATCAATCATCTGTAATCCACGTGAACGTTGCGTGACGTTCTGTCAATGCGGCATTCTCCACATAAATCTTGATCCACCCATCTTTTCCTATGCCGTATCTTCCCGTTCCAAATATGTTAGGTCCTGAAACTTCACTATAGGGAGCAAAGAAATCCATAACCGGTCGATATCCTACTGGAATTTTCACTTCGTTGAATGGCCCGTATTCGCCACTTCCCGGAAATTGTGCAATCATTGTGATCTTGCATGTTACCATACATCCTCTTCTTTTCAGCTCCACGCGAATGTTATTAGCGGAGTTTGTACTTGTATATGGACCTTTCACGGTACCGGAATCGTAAGAGATAGATTTTGTAAGCTGCTTAATTGTCCTAATAAGCCATATGCTATCTCCATTTATGTTTGTCACCGAAAAGTCACGCATCTCCTCATCTCCGCGAATAGAGCATACCATAGATCCATTCGCGATATCATCTGCCATGCTACTGCCGCCGGAATAAAATTCTAATCCAGAGTAGTTTAATCGACTTCCCCAGTACCTAGACGCTGTAAACGATCTTACCATGTCAATATTCTCTTTTTTTACAAAAACGGAAATTGTACCGTCACTGCTTTTAGACACGATCTCTCCGGTGTCTACATTTATGTAAAAGTGTCCACCCTTACTCTTAATAAGTCCGGCTGTTACAGTTCCAAGGTTGGCAACGATCGCACTGAGCGTTTGCACGTCCAGATTCTCGACTGCGATATAATGGATCACCCACCTACTTCCATCCCACCGCTTGATCGGCTGACCGGATGCTGTCTGCCATAACTGGCCAACTTTAGGATTTGACGGAGCCGTAGAAGATACAATTATGCCACTTGGTCCCGTTGCTCCTTGTGGTCCTGTCGCACCTTGTTCTCCTTTAATCTTCGCCCACTTATAAGATCCAACACTTGCAGGATCGGACTGATTGTAATCCACGCAAGTACCAATATACGTTCCTACATCTTCTCCGCTGTTTCCGGTAAATGTTTTCCCTCCATCGTTGGAATATTTAATGTGCAGATAGCTTGTCTTGCCGTTTGTACCGTTCGTCCCCGGAATCCCCTGTGTTCCCTGCGGTCCTTGAAGTCCTTGGAAACGTGACCAGGTATATTTCTTTGGATCCGTGCTATCTTCCTGTGTGAAGTCTACGTAAGTACCAATATATGTGTTAGGTATCTCTGTCATCTGGTTAGAGGTGGTTGGATTCGATACTGCGGAATACTTGATGTGAAAATAGGTGCTCTTCCCTTTAATATTGGTTCCGCTTGGTACAGGTCTGCTATCTAAGACAGGTGCTGTCTGCTTATAATTTCCTTTCTGCCATGTATATCCTGTTGGCTTAGGTGTCCAGTTGACCACAAAATCAGTATTTACAAAATATTTACCGCCACCTCTTAAATATAATACAGGGATTGATCCATAAGTCAGTTGTGTATAGCTGGCAGGCGACACTGAACAGAATGAATACGTGTCTGCATAAATAATACATTCGCCAGAAGTAGTTCCCCACCCAGATCCAATGGAAGCCAGATCTAAATTCACCGAGAATCCGCTATCATGTGTACTCCAGGATGGTTTTGTTCCACTATTTAAAGACACATTAACCAAAATACGATTATAAACACTCGTTGGAAGCTGACTCCCCACAACGGGATACCATTTATTTACATCGTAAGTTTTGGTATCAGATAAGTCTATCGTTGCTGATGATCTCCAGTAGTTTACACCTGCAGCTCCAGTATCTCCTTTGGGACCCTGTATCCCCTGTTCACCCTGGGGACCTTGTACCCCTTGCAGACCGGGAACTCCCTGTGGACCACGTTCCCCCTGTTCGCCTTTGATCTTTGTCCATGTATACTTCGCAGCATCTGTACTATCTGCCTGTGTATAATCTGTATACTGCCCGATATAGAGCTTATTTGTACCATCCGTGGTGGAAAATCCCGTCTTGCCATCTGCGCTGTTTGCATAGGCGATATGTAGATATGGGGTCTTTCCATCAGCTCCCGGCTTTCCGGGTGTTCCAATCGCCCCATCTGCGCCTTTGATCTTACTCCATGCATATTTTGTCGGGTCTGCGCTGTCATTTTGCGTAAAATCAACATACATTCCGATATATTCCCGATTACTGTCGGATACAGAAAAATCTTTAGACCCATCTGCGCTGTTTGCATAAGCAATGTGGGTGTACTGTGTTTTTCCGTCCTTCCCATCTTTTCCCGGGATTCCCTGATCCCCTTTTGGACCCTGTATACCATCCAATCCCGGAGCGCCTTGTGGACCCGGAGGTCCCTGTTCGCCTTGCTCTCCTTTCTCACCTTGCGGACCCTGTTCTCCGTCTTTTCCATCCTCTCCATCCATTACATCTGTAATCGTAACCTCGTAATACCCACGTTTTATCCCATTTTCCATAGCCTCAAACGAGTACACCGCCTTTGTATCCACGTCCGTAGCATTTACCGTAACGCTCTTACCAACATAAAACTCATCGGAATTGTAGCTTGTCTGCCACATCCACGCCGTTATCGTAAGCGTAAGCGGTCAGAGTAGTGCTACCGATGCCATTTTTAAAGATAACGCCGTTGTTTGTTGAGATAGAGCAAGTATAAACCTTATTTTTATTAATAAGGTCTTGCATCCTCTGTAATAAGCTGTCCGAAATTTCCGATGTCAGCTCTTTGTAGTTTGTAAATACCGTCTTTGCAGCTTTTGGATTGGTAAGACTCCTGATCTGTTCTGATACTCTTGCCTGTAGATAAAGCACTGGTGTCCACTCCTGATCCTGCATCCTCACGGTGTCCCCGATGTTGGTGTCAAAATATCCATCCACCTCGTAGGTCACTACTGGTTCGGATGC